AAACTAGTACAAGTAACTCCTGACGCTGAAAAGAACATGGCGTATATCGCCAGAGTTTCTAACCCAAATAATCAGGACAATCAAGATTATTCTGGATTGTTGAAGTATTGCATCAAACATCAACACTGGTCTGTATTTGAACAGGCCTTTATGACTCTAGAGATAGAGACAACTCGTGCAATTGCAGCACAGATACTAAGACATAGATCATTTACATTTCAAGAGTTCTCTCAGAGATATGCAAATAGTAATGCCTTAGGTAAGATTGAGATGCCAGATTTGAGGAGACAAGACGATAAGAATCGTCAAAACAGCATTGATGATCTGGATGAATTTACAGTCCAGAAACTACAAATGCAGATGAACACTCTTTTTACTTCTGCACAGTCATTATATAATCAGATGATTGAGTATGGAGTTGCAAAAGAATGTGCAAGAATGGTTCTACCATTGTGTACACCAACAAGACTTTACATGACAGGTTCATGTCGTTCTTGGGTACATTACATCAATCTAAGATCTGCACATGGAACACAGAAAGAACACATGGACATTGCAGAAGCATGTCGTAAGGTGTTTACCGAACAGTTTCCTACTGTATCTGAAGCCCTAGAATGGGTCTAAATAACTTTACAAAACTTAAACACATATGCCTACATATCCTGTTATTAATTTGAAAACTGGTGAAACAAAAGAATTATCCATGAGTATGGTAAAATATGATGAGTGGAGAAAAGAAAATCCAGATTGGGACAAAGATTGGCAAGCTGGTTGTGCAATACCAACAGAAGTCGGAGATTGGAGAAACAAACTAGATGGTGGATGGAATGAGGTTCTAGACCGAGCTTCCAAACAACCAGGCTCTACTGTTCGTAAATTCAATAACTACTAAACATGCCAAGAAAAAAGAAAACGATTGAACCGATAGGCGTAGGGTATACTTCAAAACAAATGAAAAGAAAGAAACCAATCAATAATGATTTCTTGATTGACATTGAGGCATTGACAGATAACCAAGAGAAGTTGTTTGAAAGCTACAAGAATGGTCAGAACATCTTTGCATACGGTGCTGCTGGTACTGGTAAGACCTTTATTAGTTTGTATCTGGCACTAAAAGACGTACTGGATGAAACTACACCATATAAAAAAATATACATCTTTAGGTCTCTAGTATCAACAAGAGAGATTGGGTTCCTGCCAGGGGATCACGAGGACAAATCGGCACTATATCAGATACCATACAAGAACATGGTAAAGTATATGTTTGAGATGCCTACGGATGCAGACTTTGAAATGTTGTATGGTAATCTGAAGGCACAAGAAACTATATCATTCTGGAGTACCTCTTTCATTCGTGGTACAACATTTGATGATGCGATTCTAATTATTGATGAGTGTCAGAACTTGAATTTCCATGAACTTGATAGTATAGTGACTAGAGTAGGAGACAACTCTAGAATCATATTCTGTGGTGATGCAGCCCAGACTGATTTGATCAAGACAAATGAGAAGAATGGTATCCTAGATTTCATGAGAATCATGGAACAAATGAATGAACAGTTCTCTATGATCGAGTTTGGAGTGGATGATATCGTTCGTTCTGGATTAGTTAGAGATTATATTATTACTAAATTAGCTTTGGGACTCTAATGAATAGAACTTTTTGTAATCATCTTGGTGAAATTGAATTAGATCGCAAAGAATCGGCTGGGTGTCGCCTATATAAGATACCCAATGGTGAATGGGTTCCATCAATCACCTCAATAACTTCATTTTATAATCGAGAAAAATTTATAAAGTGGAGAAAAAAAATTGGAGAGGAGAAAGCAAATAAGATAACCAAACGAGCCACAACAAGAGGTACAGATTTCCATGAAATCGCACAGGACTATCTTGAGGGAAAGCAACTCGTATGGGAGGAACATCTACCCGCTACAAAATACATGTTCCACCATGCCAAGCCATTCCTCGATAAAATCAATAATGTACATGCTATTGAGCGCACCTTGTATTCTGAGTTTTTCGGTATTGCAGGTCGTGTTGATTGTATTGCAGAGTACGATTCAGAGCTTGCAGTCATTGATTTTAAAACTTCAGAGTACATTAAACCAGAAGCTTGGTTAGAGAATTATTTCGTCCAAGAGGCTGCATACGCTTGTATGTACTATGAGATGACAGGTATTCCTGTCAAGAAGTTGATTACAATAATGACAACTCCGTCAGGAGAGGTACACGTATTTGACAAACGTGATAAAGACGAGTATATTAAGCTATTAGTTAGATACATTAAAAAATTTGTTACTAATTTCACCCATGAATAAAGATCTTGACAAGGCACTGAAAGCTAAGTTTCTGTGTCAAACAAAATTTACTCAAGATATTGAAAACCTCGTTAAAGATAACGATGATCTCAATTACATTGATGCTATTGTGCATTATTGTGAACAGAATAAAATTGAAGTTGACTCCGTTTCTAAATTGATTAGTAAACCAATGAAGGAGAAGATAAAGGCGGAAGCCACAGAACTCAACTTTCTAAAACGTACATCAAGAGCTAAACTGCCATTGTAATGGAAACCATAAGAGGATCAGGATTTAGAGAACCTTTTCCCCATTTGATTTTTAATAACTTTTATAATAAAGAAGAATTAAATTTGATCTGGGAGGAATTAAATTTTTATACCAAACCAAATAAATTATTTGAAGCAAAAGACTTTGGTGGAGTCGTAGGTAAAACTAATTCTCATGCTATTGAATTGGATTCTGTATATCTGAGTAAGTATAGACCTCTATCAAATATTTTAAATGTTAACAGAAAATTATTTGATAACGATATTTTAGAATCATTTGCAAAAGTTCATGAGTGTTGTGAGATGGCCACCAATTGTAATACTGATACAACAAAGGTCAGATATTATCATGATAAAGAATACTATGAGCCTCATACAGACATGGCTTATCAGTTTTTATCATTCTCTTATTTTTACAGAGAACCTAAAAAATTTACTGGTGGTGAATTAATTTTTCCAAAACATGACTATGAATATTCATGTGAGAATAACTCAATGATCATATTTCCAGGCTGGGTGGAACATGCAGTAAAAGAAGTAAGTATAGATAATTCAGATTATTATGATGGACAAGGTAGATATTGTATCTCTAACTTTTTTGGATATAAACACAAAACAACATGAAAGTGACACCATTTGAATGCTACAAAACATATGTCGCAATGAAACAACACTTTACTAAAGATAAATATGATTACTTTAAGTATGGTGGTAAATCTAGAGCTTCTGCTACTTCATTCAAGGGTAGAAAGGATAGATATTTTTTTGAGAGAATGAGTCGAAAGAAAAGTGATGAACAGATTGTTCAATACTTTATTTCAAACTTTGTGTCAACCGAAGATCCATCTAAGGTATGGATAGGAGAAATTATTCAAAATGGAGAAACCAACTTCCAAAACTGGCAAAAAAGAAATCAATCGCTCGCTTACGTATTCGGAGATGAAGTTGAACGAGTCTTTAAGGGGAGTAGTTTCGACAGTTACTTCCATACTAGTGGCCAACATCCGAAAATCCTCAAAGAATACTTAAAGGGAAATGTATCAATTGAGACTCTTGTGATTCTTGATAAGGTATTAGGATATGTAGAAAAATTTGATAAGAAAATATTAGATCCGATATGGGGTTCGGTTTCCATGAAAATTAAAAAGTATGGGCCTTTCCTAAATATAGATGTACCTCGTTATAAAAAAATTCTAAAAGAGAAAGTGTTATGAGCTTTTTACAAAGTGCCCAAGTGCGAGCTGCACTCGTAGAAATTCATGAACTACAGGAGAAAATTGTATCAAATGCAATTACTTTTCCTGACTTAAGTGTTGATGAACAGTATGAACATATTGAAGACCTAGAAGAACTACTTGAGAAACAACGTCTCATGTACACTCGTCTTTCTCTGTCAGATGATCCTGAGGCGAAGGAGATGAAAAAAGACATAGAAGACTCTATGGGTCTACTAGGTCTTCAACAACAGGTAAATCCAGGCGAACTCTTTAAAATGATGCATGATACCATTATAAATCTCCGTGAGTTCGTTGAAAATAACGAGCTTGACAACTTATAATTCATTTGTTATACTATTAATGTTGGACGCAACATGGGAGTGACTGAATAAACTTACTGGCAACCGCTGGTTAAGGTGATGAGACACAGGTGGT